CACCGTGGTTCGAAAAGGACCAGGAGGAGAGTTTGGCGATCGTCTTGGCCTCTTCCGACTGACCGGGAACACGCTTCCGCATCATCATGGAGCCATACGACGATCCAGGTAGAAGTTCATTTGTAATGGTTCCGGTCCGGGAGGGATCGTCTTCAGTCGTCGAGTACATGCGCCACTCGGCACCCTCGTCAATGTGGCTTCCCAAGACGGTTCCACAGCATGTGCACGTATTCTCCCCCTCGCAAATATCAACGCTGTCGTGGATACACTGCATGTTGAATTGTTCAACTTCAACGCAAAGACTTCGTTTTCAGGGTCTTGTGTTTCCGGGTCTTGTGTTTCCGGGTCTTGCGTCTCTTTCCACGACCCAAGGATGGACGCTGTGTGCTCGGCAGAACAGCCGGTGCAGTTTGAGGACGCATGGCATACATTGGGGGAATCTGAATGGGCATCGGGCGCGGTGCAGGAGGATTCGAGTTCATTACTGTTAATGAGGAAGATTTAATAGGGTGGGATCGTACACCATGGGGCGGTAGTTTGTCACCAAGGGCGGGCGGTGCGTTCCGGATTTCTGCGCTTGCTTCACCCAGGACACTAACAAATATTTTTCATTGACGGGCCATACCAGGAATCCGGATTCTCCTAATGTCTTGAGAAGGTAGTCCCGGGCTTCAGCGAGTTGGTAGATGGGATATCCAAAGACGTACGGGGGGATTTCAAAGACGACATACGGAGCATTGGGAGAATGAATGGCGTGTTTCCGGATCTGTCCGTACAATTGTGCTAGAACAGGACGCATCGCTGCCATGCGTCGTTCACGGCGTTCTTCTTGCTCATCCCAGACATCTCGGGCTTTCAGCATATCTCGCTACTTCATCACAAGAGAATGTTTCCGTCACTTGCACTAGCCGGCGGCGGCATGCGAACCGGAATCATGTTAGGCGCCTTGTCAATCGTTGAACAAACAATAGGACTCGAATTCCCCGAAGGACTTTACGGTTGTTCTGCGGGTGCCGTGATTGCAACCGCACTTGCATTCCGGATTCCGCTCGCCAAGATCCGGGAAATGTTTGAAGAGGAGATTAATGCATCAACTATTCTTCCATCCATCGGATTGTCGTCCATCACTGGATTTACGACAATCAAAGGGCTGTTTCACATGAATACGTTAAAGGAGACATTGATCAAGGCATTTGGGCGGGCAGGTGTGGATCTGAAGGGCAAGTTGATTGAAGACGCCCCGCAAAAGATCTACATTATCGCATCGAACATGACGAAACGTAAGGCGACTCTCTTTACAGGAAAGGTCCCGCTTCTGGACGCCTTGCTATGTTCAATGTGCTTGCCGTACGTCTTTCACCCACAGGTGATGTATGACCAGGTCTTTATTGATGGCGGGCTGTATGCACACAATATCCATTCCGTAGTGCCGTCCGACTGTCTCGTTCTCCATATTACACGTGGCAATTATTACTTGACAGCGGAACGTCTCAAGTCAATTGATGTCATGACGTATTTTATGATCATGTATGAGTCGGCAAGCGCCATACGACTGCCTTTGAATGTAATGACATTCCGCAATGATGAGTTCGGAACGTTACAAACCCTGACACCTGAAAACAAAAAGAAGATGTTTGATCAGGGTGTTTCAGTTGCTAGCCTTTTCTTCGCCGAGCGTCCGACGAAGGAACCCGAGGAGCCCGTCCTTGGTGATGGGTCCGGAGTAATCGAAGAGGGACGTTGAAGTCTCGAGCTTGACTGTAGGGTACGCTTGCACCGAGTACAAGCTGCACGTCTTGGCATCCTGTTCGCAGTCGACACTCACAGCTTCGACCTTGGTGGTTCCGAACGGCGCCTCGAGCTCGGCCTTGAGCGACTCCCATTCGGGCTTGGCCTTTTTGCAGAATCCACACCAGTCCGTGTGGAAAAAGTACAGCTTGGCAGTTCCCTCCTTGGTCGGGCGCTTCGGTTGCTTCTTCCAAAAGAGCAGGTACACGATCAGTGCGAGTCCGAGGACGGCTGCGAGTTCCCACCACATTGTTGAAAGAGACCGGAAATTTTACGCTGTCGTTCAAACCAGAGTCGGTACGCCTCCTCTGGGGACACCTCCTCCTTCAGCTGGATCCAGGCAATATCCGTTGTCATACGTTCGGGTTCAAAGGAACGCGGACGAATGAGTTTCCATTCTCCCTGGTACCGCACAAGAAACATTGTACTCTTAAGAGGACAAGGCGGTAAATGGATGTGATGATCAAGGCAGGTGTGGCGATGGCTTTGAATTATGCGGTCCATTATGCGGCGATCAAGGCGTACGACCTTGCATGCATCCCGCCGACGCTGTGGGATATCCCGATGGGCTTGTTCGTCGCGGCAAGTCCCATGTGTTCCAGCTTACTGTCCGTTGCCTCCCAGACGCAGAATGCCTATTCTGCAGTGGTGACGACAACGGTGGCTCTTGCGTTAGCCAAAAAGATGGTTTAGACCTTCAGGCCGGCACCCGGGAAGCCGACCAGGCCGGCGCCGATACCGAAGCCAGCGCCCGTGCGGGCCGAGGCACCCACGCTCGGGGCGTAGATGTCGAGGAGGGCGAAGGTGGCCGTCGCGACGAGGGCGATCATGCCAATCTCCGACGCCTTCATCGTCTTCCCAGGGAGCACGTACGCGGCAATCGCAACCGCAAGACCCTCCAGCGCATACTTCACCAGGCGCATCAGCAGGTCGCTCATGTCAAAACCAGACGGGGTAGGCTTCGGCTTGGACTCCATTTTATTCAGATGTCACGAAGAAAATTTAAGATGCAGTGAAGCCACGGTACACACAATATCCTGCAACGGCCCACAGAGCCCACCAGGGGATATAGGCGGACAAGTAGGTGACGACAATGTAGAAGACAACCGCGTGCAGCAGCGCACTCCACACGACACCGGCGAATCCCGGGATCAACACGCCGGGTGTGAGGACAAACATGAGGACAGCCGATGTCAGGAGCGAATACATCGTTTGATAAGTGAAAGGATTTTAAGATGTGGATTGAAAAGCAGTCATGCCGACCCGCGAGACACTGCCCAAGGAAGAGGATGGAGAGCGCGTGGATTACCTTGACGAGGACCCGGAGATCCCCACACAGAAGTACTGTATCGTGTCCTTCTTGAGCCCGGAGAAGATCATCAAGCAGAAGCAGGAGTTCATGTTTGAGCGCTTTATCGAGTGGATGGATTACGAGTGGAAGGTCAAGGGCCTCGAGCACCTCATGGCTTTCATTTCCAAGAAGTACTCGATCAAGGTGGATGATCTCATGGCGGATGCGAATGATTTCGTGAAGGTCCGCAACGCCGAGGTGAAGGAGACGGATGTTCACGAGCAGTACCAGATCTTCCTGCTCAAGAATGAGAAGGATCTGCAGGAGATGTACGATAACAAGGTGGATTTCCGGACGAATATCCGTGGAGTCAAGGTGCGCCGGTGCTTTTCCTCGGTGGAGGAGACCCAGCTCTTTGCCAAGGTTCTCCAGCGCCGCTACCCCAAGGACAATCTCTACATTGGCAAGGTCGGCGCGTGGCTGCCGTGGGATCCCTCGGAGCACCTCATGCCGGAGGTGGAGTATGCCGAGCAGGAGCTGAACGAGCTGATGCGCAAGTACAAGGAGAATGAGGTGAACAAGGAGATGTTCTTTGCCGAGGAGCGGGAGTCGTCTATCAAGAAGCAGAAGGAGGAGAATGCCCGTCGCCGCAAGGAGAATGAGGCAGCCAAGGCCCTCGAGGATGCCTCCAAGGCGGTTCACCCGACAGAGGGTGCGATCCGCGACTAGTGTTTCAATAAACAGATACCAAGCACAATCAGTATAAGCCCGACGTAGTTGGTTGGATGCTCAAGTCGGTCTCCTAGAATACAGTACGCAGCCAAACTCTCAATCAAGCCAGACGTTCCGTCCCACATGCCGTTCACATACAAGACATTGTCCGACCGCAGGCTCTTGATCAAGAAATAGATGACCCCAATGTAACCCAGTATGCCTCCGCCAAGATAGACGGGCTTATTGGTTTGCGCATACCATCTAAAGTTGAAGTCGCCAAACACCTCCACCGCCGACAGGATCAAGATATCTTGGAAGCCCATTTGTTTCTCTATGATAAAGTAATCATGTCAGATCTTGTTCATATTATATCACCTGCCGATGAGCCAAATGTACACTTTGCTGTAAATTGTAGGACACCGGATGGGTATATGCAGAGCATCTTTGTTGCGTTTTACAATGTGTCACTTGCCCCAGGAGCAGTTGCGGCCACTGACGAGTATGCAGAGACGCCGATCGGCACATATACACACGGTGTTCTTCGTCATCGTATTATATGTTTCATTGTGAAACAACCCGAAAACGACCGGGTTCCTATTTTTGTCAGACACATGGTTACAGGATTCAAAGGTAAAAACAAAATCCCAGTACACGAATATTATGGATTCACTCGAACCAACCATGCCAGTACAAGACCTTTTCTTAAGGAAATCTACACCCTGAATCAACGATCGGGAGGGGAAATACTGAATACGTATCTCTTTTCAAAGTTATACAAATATGTGAGGGTGAGTGATGACAATTCTTATCTAGTTGGTGGAGAGGACCCAAACCCGAACACATTTACATGGGTAGGAATCGACTATTTCGGTAGGGCATCGAGTTTGGAAGGAACGAGACGCTTGCAAGAATACACGGATGGTGCGTTTGTGTTTCCGAACTGCGTCTTTACAATGACCAAAGAACAAACAGATAGTGGATCGGCTATCTTGGTATACGGTAATCCGATTGCCATCACTGGACAAGAAGATACAACTCCCTTGGGACTTAAACCCGGATCCCTTCGTTTCATTTCGGGGTATTCTTCGAAAATGCTCGAAGGGTTCAAAAAGACCGGATACATGAACACTAAAAAAGTCGAGATACGAAATTCTCATTTCATTAACGGTATTGAAGGACAACGGGTAACAGGGACACAAGTTGTTCTCGATAGAAAACACGAGGTGGGTGGTGTCATGATTGTCCGGTCTACGAGTCCTTATTTGTCGTTGGACCAAACGTCACCTATGCCTGCCAGTACTGAACCCACAGAATTTCTTGGATTGTATAAGTTTCCAGGTGATATATGTGCAGCGCCATTAGTCAAGGCAGGTACTCCTAGAACTCAACCAGCTGATCTTGATTATGGACTTCATACACATCCGATTTCATGTTACGTAGCTTTCAAATGTGGATTTGGTCCGCCGTCACATGGTGACCTGAACGTTACACTCAAGAACCCATTCGATGGACAAATTGTCTATTCGTACGAGGGAGAGTGGATGATCCAGATACACCCGATTCTTAAATATTGTATGAAAGCTGGACAGGTCGATCCTGCAAGAGTCAAAAACTATGAGATCCCGTATGCATGGGAGGCAAAAAGTCGCAGTCGAGCAATTGAAATGTATAACACCGGGTACTACGTCCCAGGTAATAACCCTAACACAATGATAGCCGTACAAGACTATTTCAAGGTATTAGGGGAATTGCGGATTGTTGTATCTGGTATCGAACTTCCTGTGTTTCACGGCCAGTATCATAGACGAGTGTCTCTACCTGAACAAAATATCTACTTTGCTGTTCCGTCACAATCATTTATATAATATAGGTAATGGCAACTCCACCAAGAAGTGCTTCAAGTCCCGCAGGTGCGAGTCCTCCACCATCTGCTGTACGTTCGTCAAGTGGTCCCAAACCCAGAGACCAACTGCTTTCATTCATGACGATTCCTGCTGGATTTAAGGTATCTGATCTGGGTACGGCACTTCCCGAAATGCCTGAAAAGCCGTACAACTTTGATGCTGACAAGGAGCTCATGGAGAATATGATTGCGAATCTCGATACGAGCAGTCCACACGTAGTTGACATAGATGATATTGCTCCGACAGAACAACTACCGCTTACGAGTTATCCTGGGTTACGACCGGAAACTATTGCAGCAGAAACGGCTTCCATTCAGGCGGCAGAAGCGGCAAAGGCTGCGGCTGCTCCCAAGGGTGGCAAGCGTGCTAGGACCGGTCGGAAGCACCTTCTTTCCGGACCCAGACGGACGGCTCGGAACCGCGCTTCTTTACGGAACCGGCGGAGTACTCGTCCGCAGCTAATATAGCCGAATGGAACGGTTGATTGTTTGCCCACAAGGATTGGTCACATAACCGGAAGGGAGGGTGGTCGGACGCCTTGTACCAAAACACCTGATCTTCGAGCTTATTGGAATTGACGTTATTGCAAATGACCAGGCACTCGAAATTCTCCGTGCACTGGTCCATGAAGGTACAGAACATATCAAAGGTCGGAAACATACCCGCGTAATTCTCGTAAATCCTACGACGATTACCTAGGATATTCTCGCGCAGAATAAAGACGAAATCCACGTTAGTGCGGAGATTCGGCGTGATACCCAGGGGATACTGCATCGTGATCATGGTCATCATGTCAATGTGACGGCCGTTCATGAAGACGTACCGGGTCGATTCTTCCTTGATCCATGATGAATCGTACAAACAGTCGTCGAGAATCAGGAACGCCCGGGGATCCATGCTAGAATTTCCACCTCGTGATGTCTTGTCGCGATTCCGGTTCTGTTTCACGTTCATTTGCCGCTTAATGACGCGCATAATGATCTCGGGCGAGTACTTGTCGTGGATGAATTTGGACGGTACCATATGCTGGAAGAACTCGTTGGCCACCTCTGTACCGGAAATCACCGTGCCCACCGGGAAGCACGACTGGGTTTCAAAGAGGATATCGCGCACCAAGAAGGACTTGCCAGTATCCTTCTTGCCGATAATCACAATCATGGGACTCTTGCGCGAATCAATGTCGCAGCGTTCCTTGATCATGTTGATATTGAATTGACGAAGTTGGAAGTTCATTATCTATTCATTACCAATAAATATCAGTGGAAAAACTGCATGGGGGTACTGTGTATCGGAAATGATCAAAGTACTTGGGCTGCAGTGCGTGTGTGATGTCTCCCAATAAATGCGACCATGGAACTGGGTACCTACCACCATACTCGAGACAGTCGCGCACAATGTACCGATGACTTGTGCGCAACGAGGGAAGGAGACTGTCCATCCGTTTGTGGAGTTCGATCCCCCATTCTGTCGTGTACGGAGTCCTGGGACGGCAAATGAAGGATCCATTTCCGAGAATTCTGGAACCATACACTCGACTCTCTGGACACCCAATGTGTGCAATAACTGGAATGGGATACCCATTGACCCAAACGTCAGGATTGTCCATCTCCTTAAAGGCTTCGACCCACGAACCTGTTGGATCTTTGATGTCTGCATACCCACCACCGTAATGATGCATGAGGTACCACCGCAAATAATCCGATCGATGAATTCCTGTCAAGTAGATGTAGCCTTCGTGAAGCGGATGATCGGGAAGAATGTACTCGGAAAGGTTGGCTTCTGTCACGAGCTTGAACTCGACACCTGGAATTGTGTGCAGTTGATCGATTGCCTTTTGTCGGTTGACACTAATAGGTACCGAATCCGCCCAAATTCCAAAAATCCACATTGTACCTTCTGCAGACTTCTGAACGTCTCGTCAGACCGCAGACTTCTCAAACCCCTCGGGATACACAATGGGCAAGGATCTACGAACACTCCCCATCGACTTGAAGCTTGGTCGACTCCCGAAGCTGGAAACAGAGGTATGGGGACTGCAAAAGCCGCAGCCCTTTTTCCCGTCTCTTGAACATCTCTTCAAGACGGAACAGCTCGGGGCCATTATGGAGGAGTTTGGGATCAAGCACCCTGACGGAATCGAATATATCGTCAATCCGGATACGATTTGGACACGTGATGGAAAAGAGGTTAACGTGCATCGCAAGACAACTATGATCTTGAGCCCCTTCAAGACGATGAAGGGCGAGTATGGACACCCGGGACTCCCCAAGTCGTCCGAAGTTGCAAAGGATATCTCCGATCGCCTGCAGAACCAGCACACGGCTGCCTATGTGGGAGCACTGACCGCTTCAGTCCTTGCATCGTGTCCCTTGTTTCCCAAAGTGTATGGCGTTCTTGTCAGTCTCGCAAAGACCTTCGTCCTTGACATTTCCGACGATTACGAGGAGATTGCCGAACGAAAGTGGTTCCTGGACAATGTGGGAAAGACATTCGATCTCAAGGTTCGTGCCCCGACTGAATCGTCCTTTACGCACACACGAGGACAGCGTGCGTCGATTGTCTTGGGAGACAATGTGGATCTTGACTTTGAAGATGCAGCTGCAGATGAAATCACCGGAGAGCCGGCCAATGTCGTCGCAGTTGAAGAGTACCTGCTTGAAAAGGAAGAGTCCGAAGAGGATATTTCCGATGATGAAAGCGACGTGTTTGACATTGAATCCTGCAAGTGCGAGGATGAAGACGAAGAGGTGGACGATGAAGAAGGTGAAGACGAACCGTTTGCCTGGGTGACGTTCAAGGACGTTCCGGTTGTCACGACAGTCATGGAAACTTGCGCTGGAAGTTTCTACGATTTGATTGAATCGGATTCTAACCCGGAGCATCACACGGCGTGGATGGCCCAGATTGTCCTGGCCCTTGCCTACGCTCAACGTACGATCGGCTTCACCCACAACGATCTCCACGGCAATAATGTCATGTACGTGGACACTACGGATGAGTTTGTGTTTGCAAAGCATGCGGGACTCTGCTACCGCGTTCCGACATTTGGAAAGCAAATCAAGATCATCGACTTTGACCGTGCAATCGTCTCAATCCGTCTTCCGGGAATGAAGGAGGCGCGGACCTTTGCAAGTAGTCAGTTCCAGACGGATGAAGAGGCGTGTGGCCAGTACAATCACGAACCGTACCTCGTTCATGATAAGCCGAGGATCCCCCCGAATGCATCCTTTGATCTTGCGCGTTTCGCAACCTCGGTGTTTTGGGACATGTTTCCGGAAGGCCCCGATCATGCGTACGACCATCCCCTCTTTGACATGATGAAGGCGTGGATGACGTGCCCTGACGGATCGTCGGTTCTCTACCGCGAAACACATGACAACCACGATCGGTACCACGGATTTGACCTGTACAAGGCGATTGCACGGTTCTGCACGAATGCCGTTCCCAAGAAGGAACTCTCCCGATTCCGTCAGTATTACGTGTCAGCAATCCCTATCGGTGTCCCTTTTTTCTCCATCGACCAGTAGTTTACGTATTGAAGCGCGAGCTCATATATGGATCCAGTGTATGCTAGGTATTGCGCTTATGTGCGCACGATCGTACAGACCCGTGAGTTGACCAATTTCAAGCGTAGGCCGTCATTTACGTATATGCTCGAGCATGTGTCGCCCACCGTGGGCCAGCAGTACTTTACTCTTCTCAAGACTATGTTTAACCTCTCAAATGCCGCTATCTACAGTTTTTGTGTTCGCAACGACCGGATTGGATCGCCGAGGTTAGTGAGTTATGAGGGACTTGCAGTCTCACCAAGTTCATTGCGCTACATTTGCCACGCGATGCTTGCATTAGCACACTGTCGACGGATTGGAAACCTAACCCCGTCTATTGTAGAGCTTGGGTGTGGGTACGGTGGTCTTGCGCTTGCAATCGCCCATTATGCTCCAATGTTTGGAGTGACGGTAAAGTCATACGCGATGATTGATCTCGATGAGCCGTCTGCTCTGCAGGCAGAGTACATGAGGAATCAGATTGTCCCGTTTCCCGTTTCGTACCACAGCGCGAGTACGTTTGGTAAGGATATCGAGGGAACGGATAACTTTTTATTGAGCAGCTACTGTTTCGGCGAGATTGAGCCACCCAATCAGCAAGAGTATCTCCGCGTCTTGTTCCCCAAGTGTTCACACGGGTTCATTCTTTGGAATTGGTGTAAGATCTTTGACATTGGAAAGGATGTTACCGTTGAGCCAGAGGTTCCACCGACGTGCGATCCAAACAGTACGAACCCGAATTACCACGTTTATTTTTGATCTATGACCTTACAATCAGTAAGTTGTTATCATATATATTGACCGAATGAGGAATGCAGACCAGTTCAAACGTCAAACTCGGATACTTACTACGCCAAATCTCAATTATATCTCTATACCTATGGATGCTAGTATTCGCGATGTCCTCAATTATGTAAAAACCGCCCGGTAATAGCTTGTGAATGCTATTCTCAAAGAAGGTAACATTTGCCTCGAATGTATGCAGTCCATCTTCGACAATAATCCTCATGTTAGGAAGCTCCTCCCACATTGTCTGGATCACATGCGGGTTGGTCTGATCACAATACATCGTAAGTATCCTATCCTCGCTGAAGAGGATATTGCGATCAATGTCGGCACCAAACACAGTTGCGTTCGGAAAGTAATCGCGCCATCCACGAAGAGAGGCTCCGGGCTTTCCGTTCGCACCCATGTTCGAAGGTAGTGCGACATTATTTGTCCCGAGTCCAAGCTCGAACACATTCATTTTTTCCGTAGAAAACGGCTGAAATAGCGAATGATATACGGGTGTGTACGAATGCCACGAGGTACCTGTCGTTTTCGGGCCTTTATCACTACCATATCGTTCCATAAGCTCACAAAGCGGTGTCCACATACTTAATCCTTCTCCGTTGAGCGTAAGCCTGGAATTTGACAGAACCTCTCGAACGATGGAAACGATGACGTAGGCGTCTTTTGGAAAAACACAGACGCCTGCTTCTCCACATGGTAGTCTTCGACAAACGGTCCACTCATGATGGTATATCCACACACGTCCGCAAGCTCACTGAAAAACTCCAGACTGTAATCGCACACTCCATGCTTGTACCAGTTATGAGTGAGTGGGACGCAGTGGTAATAGATCGCACTGTCATTGCCCAAGTCGTGAAGGTTCTTGAAGACAGCATACTGACTTGCCATCAGAGTTGACCAATCGCTGTTCTCGCCTACGTGCTCCGTGAAGCCGAGGTTCGTAAGGATGTCAAACTTTTCCGGGAAAAGACCACTAATGTCCGTTCGGACGTCAAGCCTATGTGCTCCATCACGACCGTTGTAGTCAACGGAGGTGTGGTTCACTCCGAGAAACTCGAAGAAATACTTAACGATGGGCGAACTAGGTTTGTACCCGAATGTAGAGAAGAACAGAGCCGCCTTCTCCATATTCTCCGTACCATAGATCTCCTGGTTTCCAAGTTCAAACATGCGAAGTCCTTTTAGGGCCTTTGTGCGGAACAAGACGGCTACAAGCTTCTCAAGGGTTGCCTTCTCGTATCCCATGATTTACATGTATAATGATTGTTCATCTAAACCAAATGTTACCCGTTGTTATTTCATTCGCGAACTTCGGATATCTTGATTTTGTAGTCAATATCCTCAAGAATGTTCAAGACGTTCTGAAGAACCACCGGTTTATCATGTATTGCATGGACCGTGAGCTTTTTGACGCCGTGAAGTCCTATTCGTCGGACCGCATTGAAATCGTTCTTCATGAACGCAACGTTTCAAAGGATCTAGTTGGATACGGGTCATCAACGCCCTTCTTAGAGATGATGCGAGTTAAGACGGAACTCATACTTGATGCTGTTATCAAGTATGGATATGTTCACTTTGTAGACGGCGATGTTGTCTTCTGCAAGGAGCCGACGGAGGAGTATTATTCAAAGTACGCCGACTACGATATTGTCTATCAACGCGATGCCCCGCCACCGAACCAACCATTCCACGAATGGACCTGTACAGGGAATTTTGTCCTACGTAAAACAGGTTCGACGATTCAGTTCTTGAACACACTTCGCCTCTACCAAGGGCGTCTGGAGATGAACGAGCAGGAATGTCAGCGCGAGATCTTTCGTGACGCAAAGGTTACAGATATTCGCAAGTTTCCGAACGTCAAGCTTACCGAGTTTCCAATGGAAGAGTTCACATGTGGGTATTGCATTACGCATTCTCTCGTGGACCCGGCGGGCATCATTGTGTTTCACGCCAATCACGTTAATGGAAAGGCGGCCAAGATCGATCTGTTGAAGCGAATTGGTAAGTGGTACTAGAACACCTCTAGAAATGAAAACCACTCGGAGATCGAGACAGACGGCGTATGCAAGACATAGTGGTCCGGATGTGTCTTTACACAACGTACAAGTACATATTGGTCCGAAATGGCTGATACCGCAGCATCATCATACTCGCGCAGGGACTTCATGTAATGAGTATTGAACCCTGACCATGCTTCCCGGTTCCCGATCATAATCGCACACGCAAGCGTTCTGTCTGGATACGTATAGAACGGTTTGTCAAGCCGTGGAGACACTTGTTGAAGATGCATCTTTCCGTCATTTATTGAGACACCGCGGCGCCCAAACAAGGTTGCAACCTCTTCGGTTTTATCGTCCCGGACACATCCAGCATCACACCATGCGAATACAGAGGATGGGTCGATTTGAGTTACTCGATTCACGAACCATTGTTTTTCAAACCATATCATCCCGAGTTCAGGCGAGTGATACCTTTCCGGGTCACGCGAGTATTGTCGTTCCCAAAACTCTCTTCCGAGACTTGATGCAGTCAAGGATTCGAATGGAAGGATATGAAAGAGTACATTGCCGGTATTCACTTGAGATACAATCTCGCGTTTCACGTCGTCTGTTGTGAAGAAATGAACGTTCGGAGCTGTTCCAACACTCCGAAACCAGCGGAGTAAATGTGGGAAATATGCTTCGTGCGAAGACTTGCTCGGGATCTTGTAATATGCAGACACGATACAAGTCATTATAGTATTGAACGTTTTTCGAGAGACGTATATAAATGCACACATCAGCACGAATCCTCATGCTGGTGCTCACACTTGCGTTGCTGATCTGGTGGTCGTCGTCGAGGTTTGAGGGTCTCTGCGACCCGAGTGCGTGTAGCGGTAAGAGTTTCGGTGAATGTTCGAATAATCCTAATGCGAATTGCCGGTGGAGTCCTGCCACCACTGGAGCTAAACCGAGTTGCCATTGTTAATGCTTAAACACGTACTTGTGCACCAGCATGTGCGCAATCGCAAACACCACCGCGTGCGTCGCCGTAACGGTCATCTTCGAGCCTCCAGGCGGCAGGCTCACAAGAACACCGGGCGTGAGAACGTAGAACAGCAGAGCCGTTGTGAGAAAATACCAGTACATTTGTTTGTTTTACAGTAAGAATTTACTTTCCGGGGAACACCAGCTTGCGGCCATAGCACAGAACCAGGGCAAAGACCAGGGCGTGCGTGAGGTTGACCGTCAGGGTCGAGCCACCCGGCGGGAGGCGGACGAGGACACCCGGGATGAGCGCATAGAACACAACGGCGCTGAAAAGAAGCTTCTCCCACTGCATTATTGGTTTGTGTATCCAAACAGATATTTTTTCAGAATTCGGGCTTTCCAACGAACATATCCTGCATATGCTCCGTGACAACCGCAGCCGTTTCAGGGCTTGTCACAGAATACAGAATTCCACCTGCAAGTGTCCCGGCACCGGCGCCGATCTTTGCCGCATCCGACCACAGGAACGGCGCACTCTTGGAACGACGATCCATTGTGTAGAGCACCATGGCGGACGCAATCACTAACAGAACGATGCCTCCATACATCTGAAGTTCACCGGGTGTCATTTGTTCCGATTCGGTTTTTTTACTCGACGCATTCGGACGCACTACATGTTCAGAGACACAGATCCAGACGGCTTCAGATCGAACGATTCCTCCTCCTCATCGACAATACCCAGGTCAACCTTGACCTCCTCTCCGACCGTAAGGGACGGGACCTCATCCTCCTCCTCTTCCTGCTCAAACTTAACCTGCGGCGCGGCGCTCGCGGACTCCGGCTTGGGCTCCGGCTGGGGCTGGGGGGCTTCCAGAACCTCCTGCTTGGCCTCCTGCTTGGCCTGGAAGTAGGCCTTGCTAATCTCCTTCCACGGAATGAACGAATCAATCACGTCATTCATGCACGAACTGACGAGCGTCTCAATGTCCCGGCGATTGCGGGCCTGCTGCTCCGACGCAACACCAACTGTCTTGAACAGGTACGCATTGCTCCACGACTGACGTGCGGCAGACTTGTACAGGGCGTGGATAAACACCTCGACGGACGGACGAGTGAACTGGATATCCACATGCGTCTTTTCCACCTGCTGGAGACTGGCAAAGGCCCGGATGTAGCTCACAAACACACCGAGCAGGAGGTCGTCGATATAATCGCACTTGGACGCCTTGGAGATGCGCTCCGCCTCCTTGGCGAGAGTCTCATCCTTCCAGGTCGGAACCTTGGTGAGGAGATTCTGAAACGTCTTGAGGATTTGATCTGGCTGTCCGTTCCGCTCGCACGCGGTCTTGGCCGAATCGTAGATACTCCACATTCCGTCAGCAATGTGCGGGATCAGAACACGTCCAAGATTCTCGCGGAGGGACTGCTTGACAAAATCAGTGGTCATTCCTTTATTTACAGGAATCCAGGAGAGTTGAACATAAACCGACGCGATGAAGGTCGCGCTTCTTCTCATGGTTAAGAATGAGTCTGCAATCCTGAAACGGTGTCTTGAGGCTGTTGAGGCCTATGTCGATGCCTTTTGCATTTGCGACACAGGGTCTACCGACACTACAGTTGAAATTGCCAAGGAGTTCCTCAAGACCCATAAGGGATGCGTGACGGTTGTTCCTTGGAAACATTTCGGATTTAACCGCACCGAGACGTTCCGTGCCGGACAGTCGTATCTCCGCACTGCAGGATTTGACCTCAAGGATACATATGGACTCTGCCTCGATGCCGATATGGTCTTTGTTCCTGGAACTCTCTTGACGCAAACCCTCACCGAGGTGGGGTACACGGTGATCCAGTGCAATGGTAACCTCGAGTACCCGAACATTCGTCTAGTGCGCATGGATCATAACTGGCAGTGCCTGGGCGTTACGCACGAGTACTGGGACAATCAGGGTGTTCCGCTTCCCAAGTCCGTCTGCTATATCGACGACCGCAACGATGGTGGTTGCAAGTCCGACAAGTTCCAGCGCGACGCCCGGCTGCTGGAGCAAGGGTTGATTGATGAGCCTGACAATGTTCGGTACCTCTTTTACCTTGCCCAGACGTACCATTCACTCGGGCGCTACGAGGATGCTGTGGACATGTACGCCAAGCGTATTGCTGCAGGTGGATGGCCTGAAGAGGTATGGTACAGTCACTACATGACGGGTGAGTCGTACAAGGAGCTGGGAATGATTCCGGAATTTGAGATGTGGATGCTCCTGGCAATCAAGTATCGTCCGTCGCGCGCCGAACCCTATTACAAGCTGGCCCGGTACTTTCGCGAGGTGGGTCAGCACTACAAGGCCTATCACTACGTTCTCGAGGGCGCGCGCATTCCTCTCTCGACGGACTCGCTCTTTGTCGAAGTGGATGTCTACAAGTTCCTGTTTGACTATGAGGCCACGATTCTCATGTATTACCTGGGACTGCCAAAGAAGGGTCTGCTGATTTCAATGGATTATATGACACGTCCCACCCCGGTTCATCACCTCGGCAATGTGTACGACAATCTGGGATTCTACATTGAGCCGCTTGGATTCCCGAGCAAGACCCACCCTCTGGCGCGTGATGCATTCGGAGAGGATTACCACCCAACCTCTGTCTGCATGTACAAGCACAAGAATGCCGTGTACCATAATGTGCGGTTCGTGAATTACACCATCAACCCAATGACGGGATCCTATATCATGAAGGAGAATGGAAGCGTGTCCGAGTCCCACAAGGTCCGAAC